TGATAATTTAAACCCTGATGTAGTTATATCATATAAAGTTGTTATATCTGAATTGTATCAACCAGATAAGGAATTTTTTAAAGTTAAAAATATGAAAAATTATAGACCTTATGTAAAAGAATTTCACACAACTAAAAAACAAAATTATATTATGGCTTATTATTGTGAAAGGAACAAATGCCAATAGAAAACTATAAAGATTTTGAGATTTGTGAAATGTATCACAAAGATCAAAAACCATATTATATTGTATGCAAAGAGTTCAAAGAAGACCTATTTTGGGAAATTGGAGTAATACAATATGATACAATAAAAAAAGCTAAAATAGATATTGATGACAATATTTATAACTAAACAGAGAGGAATAAATGAAAAAAAAAAAATGTGATTGTTGTAAAAAATCAATTTATAAGAATGAGTTTTATTTAGCAAATGATGGAGAAATAGTTTGTATAAAATGCCTTATTGATAAAGGTGATACCAATAATTTATAAACAAAAGAAAGGAAAGTATGACTAAAAAAACAAAAACAGATGATGACAAAAAATATATACCTGATGACCGAATATGTGTTTTTTATGTAGTTGATCGTATTTATGATTTTGAACACATTAAAGATCATAAAAAATTACAAAAAGCTATTACCGAGTTTAAAAAAGAATTAATTCATAACATTGGTACTGATGCAATAATTAAAAGATGGGAAACATTATAAATAAACAAACAAATGAAAGGAATAATTTTACAAAGAAAATGGAAGATAGCATTGATAGTGATAGTTATAATATTCCTATTACTGTGGTAAATGATAAACACACTTATACTAATCATTTTAATAGGTATACCGGTTGTTTTATATCTTTGGATATTATGGACAATATTTAGATGAGTGAAAATAAATGAAACAAGAAAAAATTCCTAAAAAGGAATGGGATATAATGGTGGAGTACACAAAGAGCTTTGAATATATGCTGTTGTGCTTGGCTATAATATATTCTGTAATTTTAATGGTAAAATAAACAAACAAACGAAAGGAAAGTATGACTAAAAAAACAAAAAAAGACCCTGTAAAGGATTTTCAAAAACAGTGTGTAGATCAAAGAGTATGTTTATTCTATGTTGCTGATAGAGTTAAAGGAATCCTAGAGGAAAGTAAAACAGATACTCAACTTAGAAATCAATTAGAAGAGTTTAAGGATGAGTGCGTTCACAACATTGGTACTAATGCTTTAATAGAAAGGTATGAATACTAATGAAAAATAAATTTATTAAAAAGAAAATAAAAGGAATTACAGTTGATGTAAGATCAAAAAATAGTTTGTATATTACTATTGGAGATTGGGTTGTTTATTTAGACAATTCTACTAAAGAAAAAATAGTAAATACTTGGAAAGAAAAATAAACAACAAATAAATGCTAACAGAAAAAGCATATAGTATTGGTTATTTACTACAAAAAAGTATGCCATTATCAAATAGAATGGGTATTTATTTAGGAATTAACAAACAATATGAAGAAATTGTTTATGTAGGTAAGTCAAAAGATTATTGGAAAAGAACACCAAGCTCTTTAGAAGAAACAATTAAATCAAAACAAAATGAAAACTGTAAAGATTATGGTTGTGAATTAATTTCTTTCATTCCTTGTAATGCAGAAGAAATAGATAAACTAGAAATAGATTTAATTAAATTTTGGAAACCTTATTATAATCAGCAGCATAATTTAGGTTATTATAAAAACAATACTAATAAAAGATTAAGAGAAATATTAAGGAAAGAATTTAAAAGAAATTTATATACATATGAAATACTATTTTCTCACCATGCTTTAAAAAATTATTACTCAGGAAGAGGAAATGTTTTTGGTTTGGCTAAAGAGTATATTAAATCCAATTCAACAATAGGAAAGACTAGAAAAAATGAAGAACAAAAAGAAAAAGAAATAAATAGATTTGCTAGAAAATTAGAAAATATAATAAGTATTCATTATGATTTTTTTAAACATTATGAAAGAACAGAGAAAAAAAAAGAAAATGTAATAAAAAGAAAAAGTTATAATGATGGATAAACTAAAACTTGAAACTTTATGCCATTTTATTTTGGCGAGGGGTGTTCTATATCAGCAATTTCTGCAGCGTCTAGGTCCAGCAGATCAGGAGTATCTGACCAGGACACTTGAATTTTCTGATCTGTTTGAATTTTTGTCGGCTTATTATCCGAATAAAGATCTGTTAGATGTCCGGCAAGATAAGTAATGAATTTTGTCTTTTCCCTTATCCATAATATCTGATTAGGGTTTTCTACCTCTTGATATTGAAATATCTGCAGCAATTTATCAATTAGAGTTTGAATACCAATCTTTCTTGCTTCAATAATCTTATCATTCAATTCGTTGTTTTTCTTTAAGATGGAGTATAATTTCATCAAGCTGATCTGTGAAGGGTTTAGCTTCTTGTCCTTTATTATTTCTGTAAGGGTTTTTCCTTCGATAAGATTGCTTATGATAGTATCTTGATTTTTCAGTAGTTCCAATTCTTGACTTGACTTTTGTATGATAGTATTTACTGACTTCTTCTCTTGATTTGTTTCTGAATTGGTAGAGTGCTTGGAGTTGGTTAATTCTTGTGTCATCTGTGTAGTTCTTTTTGTTAAATCCTAATATATTATTGTAGCCATGGAATCTACAGAAAAACATACCATTGGCAAGAGGAAAACCTTTTGCCTGGCAGGGTCTCTTAGTCCTTCTTGTAAGACTTTGACAAAAAACTTTTCGTTGCGGAAATCCTGCCATATTTATCTTTATTTTTAGCTACCTTATCTTTATAGAAATAATTAGTTTTTTTGCGGACATCATCCACCGCCTTTAATACAATATCTTTTGGAACATATCTCTTATTCTTATCCTCTTGTAACTCTAAAGACTTTTTACAAAAATATGGGTTGTCTTTATTAATGATTGCTTTCTTTAGTTGTTCAGGGAGGTATTTATTCGCTAATCCTTCTATAATACGTTCATTATCGCTGCCACTATCTGAAAGACCTTTTATAAAAAGGTTAATGCTAGTATTTATGTTAGTTCTATATGATAGTTCTTCTAATAGTGGTCTAACAGAAACATCCATGTTTCTCTGTGAAACATCTATGTTTCTCTCTGAAACCTCTGGTCTATAACCCACAATATACTTGGGGTTTATAGTATATAATAAAGTTGATTTTAATCTCTTTTTCATTATAATCCCCGCCTTCTCTAAACATAAAGTGGCTCTGTAGATGGTGGTCCTAGATAAACCTGACATATCAGCAATGGTGGCTTTGCGAGGATAGCAAGTTAGGGTTTTAGAGTTAGCAAATTTTAGTAAACATATAAATACCAGATAGGCGTGAGATCTGTGGTTTTCCGGAATTGATCTAAACTGTGGGTCATCAAATAGAGCAAACTTTACCCTAATATGAGGATCATATTTACTTATTTGCTTCATAAAATGCTTGTGCAAATCCTAGTGGTGTTTTACTTCTTTCTCTAGCTCTTTCTTTTTGTGATCCATAAGTGTAATAATGTATTGGAGAATATTTTTTTCCATCTTTTTTTCCTATTATAAATTTTGGTTCAACTGGATTTTTTTTTGGAGTATTAAACTCACCCCATAAACAGGTTTTTTTAGTGTAAGGATCTCCATAATCACAAGGATTAAAATACATTTTAGGTTTTCCTATATAATGCACTAATCTACCAACAGGATTTTCTATTACCCAAAATTTAGGATTATGAACATAAACAATTCTAAATATTGCATCTACGATTGACAAACCATCTTTTAAAGGTTCAATACCCTTATCTTTCCACCAACAAGCTCCTGAACCTGAAAAATGAGTACAAGGTGGAGCTGCCATTATTCCATACACAGGTTCTTTTATTTTTTTAAACAATCTTATATCTATACCCTCATCTAAATTATCCCATTCATTTGTATCAATTATTTTCACATCATAGCCATTTTCTTTATATGGTTTAGACCAAGACCCAGTTCCGCCACAAAGATCCAGTATAATTTTATTCTGTTGCATATTTACAACACCTCCTGTGTTCTTCGTGCAACGAATATAAATAATCCAACCATTCCTCCTGGTTCATTTCATAGATTTCGGTCATAGGATCACTCACACGCTTGATTCTAAACTTCATGGTGTCATTGGGTAAAGGAGTATAAAATATCAAAAAGGCAGGTATCTTTAGGCGATCTCCGACCATTTTTGTAAGGGTTGTAGCTTTAAATTGCTGATTTTTATCAAAACACGTTTCTTTCACCGCTAATGGCTCAGAACACTTCGGACACACCTCACAAAAATCCAGATCTATTCCTGCTAGACCTTCAAATTGCCTGTGCCAATCATTGTAATCACCATTAGACTTAAAGTAAGTCCATCTAGCCATTATTTTTTCCTCAAAGATTCTAATTCTTTTTTATGAACTAGATTGTCGTATTGGTGATCTTCTTTAGATCTTGCTAATTCAGCTTTCAATTTTTCAATATTATCTGTTAGTTTTTTATTTTCTTTTTTTAGTTTTTTTAATTCCTTTATACAACTCATCTCCTCAAACATACCGGCATAAGTCATTTTAACACCTCAATCTTTTTAACAACTTGTCTTGGATAGCAAGTTAAATTTCCCACATCCATTCCATCTTCATCTTCAGAAAAAGATGTAAATAGCCACAATTTATCTCTAGTCTTTTTATAGATATAGCCAACATCTTGACAGACAGAAATATCATGGTCCAATATATTATTTTCACTTACCCAAGCCTCTTCGCAAGTGCAAATATCCCACCAAGTTATTTTAACTTTATCGTATCTAAATTTCTTCTCTTTGCCAGTATTCTTCATAAAAATCATTGGGTTGAACTTGATGCTTTGTACCATCAAAAATCTTCTTCATTACTTTTGGATGAGGTATTCGTTCACCTTTTGCATACCTTTGAATATTGGTAGCAGGATTGATATTTATGATACCAAATTTTTGTGCGGTTTGAGAATAACTGTATTTATTTTTAGTTATCCATTCCCTTAATGTCATATTTTTCTCCTATTGTTGCAGAATAATACCTATTACCATAGCGGTTATTTAAAGCAATAAAATAATAAAATATTAGTAGACAATATGGTGTAATAATATATGAATAGTAAAACAATAAAAAGGAAATAAATGAAAAAACAACTAGAAGAGATACTTCAATCCCTATCAGGTGGAGAGGGTTTGAAACATTTTTCTTTCTCTCAGTTATCAAGAAATAGATCTATTGCTATGCACATTGTAGATTATTGGACTCGTACTGAAAAACAAAGACGAGCCGATAAGAAAAAATATAAATTAGGTTATGGAAGTTTATCCGGCAATGTGGCTCAAAGATTAGTAGGTAAATATATATTTCATGGTGCTGAGAGGAAGGAAATTAAAGATAGAGATTATAATACTATATTTGACCATGAATATAAAATGTATACTAAAGAAAGTTTTGATGACAGAGATAAACAAATCAAAGAACAAATTAAAGATAAATTACATGGCACTACTCAAAATATTTTAAAAGCTGTAAAAAATATTTTTGGTGAGGAGGATGAATTAAAGTGTGAAAGATATGTAAATATGTTGCCTGAAGATTTAGCTTTAGGAATTACCGGTAGACTAGATTTTGAAAATGATTTGTGCTTTGCTGAATGTAAAACTAAACCACCTACCGCAAAAGATTATAGAGGTGATATAAAATTTTACACACAAAAATTACCTAGTGAACCTGATCCAGTTAATATAACTCAAGTAGCTTTTTATAAAATTGCAAGTGGTAAAACTCCATTCTTATTTTATGCAAATGAAAATGATTTTATTATTTTTGATGATACACATCCTGCTTTATTTGATGACCATTTAGAATATTGTTATCAAGAAATGTTAAACAAGGCAAAAACAATTCAGAAATTACTTGTACTAAGTAATGGCGATCCCAAAATTGCAGCACAATATGTGGAAAAGCCTAATCTTAATCATTGGATGATGAAAGATTTAAGTGCTGATCAATTAAAAACAATAAAACAACTATGGGGATAATATGGACACTAAAGAAAAAATAAAAAAAATAATAGAAAAATGTAAAAAGGAAGGAACTTACATAGATGAGCATGGGAAAACTACTGTAACTGCTACAAGTAAACTTAAATTTTTTACAGAAGAATTTGCTGGAGAGCTAGGCATTAACACAGAGATTATGACTTTTGATGATTGCTATATTGGTAAAGCAAAAATTGTAAATCCTGAAGGTATATTAGCTACCGGTCATGCAAAAGTATTTAGGAACAATAAACCTAAAGCAATGGAACTAGCAGAATCCTTTGCTATATCAAGAGCTTTATCTGTCTTTGGAATTCTGGATGAGAGCATCACTTCAAAAGAAGAATTAGATGATCTTAATATACCAAATACAAAGGTAGTAAAAAGTGCTGAAGTAATTAAATATCCAAAAAAAATGGTAACTTCAGTAAAAGAAATCATTAGAAACATTGATGCAGCTATGCACCTTTCAAGGTTAAAATATCTTAAAGAGGTAGAGTTTAAAAATGAATTTAATGATGCACTAAAAAATCATCCTGCAACATATAAAGATTTAATGAATCATTATGAAAGCAGGAAGATTAAACTACAAACAGGAGCAAAACAAAATGGATAAGATATATATAAAACTTACTCCCAACAAAAAAAGG